CATCTGGTCTTTAAATTCCTGCCTGGCTTTAGTTTTCATAAAATCGGTTTCTGGATCATTCTTAATTACTTTAAGTCCTCGATTTTCCAGAATATCAATTACTTCTTTGCTGGTTTTCGGAGGTACTATTGCGCCAGCAAATTCGTCAAAGCCAACAGATCGCATAGGTTTGGCTTCCAGATACTCTACATTTCGTGCAGCGTTTTTTTTGAAAGCATCTAAGATACCATTTAACATTTTGTCTTTTTTTACAGGACCAAGATTACCTGCGTAATCTATGGCTTGGCTAGTAGCAGTAGCAATATCTTTACCTTCTTCTAAAGCCATACCGACATCATTCATAATGTTTGTGGCAAAACTATTAGGACTTTCAAATCCTGTAACTTCCGTAAAAACATCTTCAATATTTTCATCTAGGGCAGAGGCAGCAGGATTATTTTCTATTCTGGATCTTTGGCTTTTTATGTCTGGTAAATCTGTCATTTTTTCAGACATAAGTGCTCGCAATACAGCTGGGCCATAAAAGCTGCTGGCAGCTTCACCGCCACGCTGAGTTTCTTCGATCATGTTGCGAGTTGCATTTTCCAGGGTGTAAGGTTTTGTAACCATAGTTTCTTCAAAATCATCAAAGTATTGAAAAACTCCATCTTGGCTAAGATATTTGTCTTTTTCTTTTGCTACCCAATCACGAAACTCTCTGGTAAGTGCAAATTCATCTGATTTGCTTGCGCTTTTAAATAAAATTGAATTTGGATTTAATGCTGCCGCACTTGCCTCAAATTCAATTAGGCCAAGACTTTTTGGTCCTTCTAAAAAATCATCTACGTTTCTGCCTGTATCTTCTAAAAATTTTATTTTTGTTAGGTTTGTATCAAAAAATCCGTCAAGTTCATCTAAGCGGTCTTGTGGGCGACTGAAATTATTTTTTTGCAAATTGTGTAAAGCAATATGACCACGCTCAAGTATCTCGCTTTGGCCGTATTTATCAGCAAGCTCTTTGTAATCCCTAATAATGTCCCACTCAGCTCCTTCTTTTGCCAGGCGTATCTTTTTCGGCGCTCTGGGTGTATAAGCATCGGCAGAGTAAACCGCGTTTCGCGGATCTACAGCAGGATCGAAATTTTTTGGCTTGGCAATCAGTTGGATGTCGCCAAATCCCTTAAGTGGCACATCTGTAGGTTGAACCGCTAAACTTGGAGACGGGATTCCTCCCATTGCATCAAAACTTTTTATAGCATCCTCAGAGGTGTTATGCACAAACATCATGTCTTTTGGCTGATCTAGGGATCCTACGCCTTTATCGACTGCTTTTGAGCCTTTACCTGCTTTTGAAATACCCAATGCAACAGTCGCAAGAGCTCCTGGAGCCTTAAGCAACCCGCCAATACCCGCTCCTACAAAAGGTATTCCGTAAGCTGCATCACCCAAAACACCCAAACCCTGCAAAGGCGCATACAAATATCTGTCAATACCTCCTGCTTGTATGTTTTCAGCCATGCTCGGCATAGGATCTCCAGAAAATGCCTCTTCAAGCGGAACATCGCTGCCAGGGAAGGCAGGAAAATTACCAGCAGCATCGGTAATACCAGCTCCAGGTGCAAAGACAGATGCTAAGTAGGCGGTTTGTGCTGGAGTGAGCGTTGATTGATTATCCATATCATATCTAACACCTGTGCCTGGTAGCGGACTACCAATGGATGAAAACGCAGATAAATCACTTTCCCTAATACGATCCTGGATTGTCTTTCTTTCAGCCATGTAAAAAATTTTAGCACATAGGCATTATATAAAAAAGTTGAAGGGCCAGGGATATTTTGCATTGCAAAATTTTTTTCACAAAATTTTTTTGCCTTGAGTTTTTCTGGTGATTCAATGTATCTAACTTAGTTAAAATACGCAACTCATGTCGTCGCCAGCATTTGGGGGTGTAGGGGTTTCAAATAATGCGATTTCCCTGTAAAAAACCAGGTCCAAGGGACTCCTGTTGCTATTGTGCTCACAAGTTGCACATAGTTGCACAAAAGAGTACATGTATATATACGCAAAAAAGCACGGTATATCAATGACTTACGAGAATGTCTTAATTTTTTTGAAATTCTGAGGTTTCCAGCGGGAGGCGCTGAAAACATAGCTAGACATTTATTTATCCTTGGGAGAATAGTCGTCTATATTTGCGCCGAGCAATTGTCCGAGTCGCTCTTTGATTTGATCCCTGGACATCTTCTCCAGGTTAGCGTTGATGTTTATGTTCTGGGATCTGCTGACCGATAAACCAGCGAGCTGATTGAGCTCTTTAATTGCTGACACCGCTGCATTGAACTGGCCATTTTCGTAGGCGCTTTCCATTACCTTCCACAACATCGTGCCAGTCTTTTGCGGGGTGATCGCATACTTCTCTGCCAATTCATCTTGCTTAATCCGAATGGCCTTAACCACGTTCGGAAAGTTCTTGCCATTGAGCAGCTTGCCTGCGCTTGCGCTTGGAAACTGATACCCAGCTTTTCTGGCAGCCTCTGTCATACCACATGCACCTTCGGTGTAATGCCACACAAAGCTGGCCTGCATTTCAGTCAACCCGTGTTCGTCATCTTTCTCAAACTGAGTCGGAGCGTTCGTGATCTTCTGATCTTCCTTTTTCTTTCTGGGCATAATCTCTCCTATTGTAAACCAGTGTAGAGTGTAGAGTGTATAGCTGTTCTATTATACCTATTCTGTAACGCGTAAGAGGCCATTCTTATAGCCAATACTAATAATAATATATATATATACACTATACCCTTATATATAGTAAAGCCAGTAGTAGCAAGGGATTGAGGCAGTGCATAGTAAATTTTACTATACCCTTTGCTATACCCTTTTTCGCCTTTATTTGCCATTTATGTTCCTATCTGCAATCAAAACCGCCACGCCGACTAATACAATCGATGCGGCCAGCACCGTAAAAAAGGTAATAGCTGATACGCAAATGATCTCTTTTATAACCTCAATCATTAAAATAACTCTCGTGATTTCTGTTTGTAAGCTGCTTCAATTCTGGCACATGCTATCTCAAAATAATCCTCATCCATTTCAATACCAACAAAACCAAAGCCTTCGGCTATTGCCGCCTTACCAGTGCTACCACTACCCATAAATGGATCAACTATCACCCCACCTTTCGGTGTGACCAGGCGACACAGATAACGCATTAACTCCGTTGGCTTGACTGTTGGGTGTTCATTGCCTTCGTCTTTATCTTTCTTGCTTGCTTTCGGAGAATAAAAAAAACCACTCGAATTACCAGGAAAAATGTCGCCAACCACCTCAGAACCATCGTGCATGACGTTGGCTGGAAATCTGCCCTCAACTATTTCACCTCCAGGCTTATTGTCAAAACCAGACTTAAACACAGTTTTCTTTTGCGAGCTTTGTTTTCTTCTATTTTTAGAGGTATCAAGTTTTTCTGTGCCAACCCTACACTCATCTATGTTTATACCACCCGTGCCGTGCTGTAGCACATTTTCAGCTACACTGCCTGCAAATCGTTTTCTCGCCATGACAATAGGCTCATGTGCTGGCTTAAGTGCTGTACCCCAACCCTCCCATTTGCTATCGCCTTTGGTCACGTCTATTTGTCTCTCTGCGTTTATGTTGTTATCTGCAAAAGCATAAGTTTTGCCACTTCCTAATCCGCTAGGTTTTTTACCAACAATTTCTCTTTCACATTCTTCTAAAGTTTGAAAGGGTAGTCTAAGAAAAGTTTTAATTTTATTAAACTGCTCTACTGTTAGACCTTGGTTGCCACTGGCTTTATTCCACAACCAACCAGTAGGATTGCCATTTTTGCTAGGGAATAACATGGTCAAATCATTTTTTGATATACCTTTCATTTCAGCGTGTGAAATAACATAGTCAATAAACCACTTCAAACTCTTACCACCAATTTTATCCACCGCTTTTCCTATATTATGCGACTTAGGAAAGCCACTGCCATAGAGCCACATCAACTGATCTCGTATCTCAAAACCTGCGTCCTCTATAGGAATAGCGCCTCGATGATAAGTGCGAGAGCCAAAAAATGATAGCAGGTGAGAACCAGGTTTTAATACATCATGCACTTGCGTCCATATATCTACACTAGGCACATCATAATCCCACTGCTTGCCCATGAACGATAGGCCGTATGGCGGATCTGTTACACAAGCGTCTATGTCTTTTAGTAAAGGCAAGACATCTTTACAATCAGCACAATACAATGTTGCGTTGCCTATTTTTTTCATTTGCTTAATCATTGAACTTACTCGCGTAATCTGTATATGTGTCACCCTCAGCTGGGCAGTAATCCAGATCATAGATCTTCCTGCCATTAGATCTTCTAGGCTCGATGCCCTTGCCGTGTAAGACACGGGCCGCTTCTTTGAAGTCTGGCATCCTCGGTGACTTAATCCCAAGATCGCGCAAGAGCTTTGTCATTTGCACAGGCTTGGTATCGTCGCTACCAAAGTTAACATGTTCAAGTATTAAATCTTCTACACTAGACTGCGTACGATATTGCTCATTGCTATCTTGCAAGAGCTCACGCTCGTCTGGTGATAGAAACCAGTTCTTTTGTCCTGGCACATACAAGGTGTCTTTAATTTGCGCCCAGAGCTGTTGCATGTTGACACCGTGATTGACATTAATATCTCTGACTGCGAGTACCCAGAATCTTCTATTGCCCGAGGTGTCCGTCAAAAACTCGCGTGCATTGACAGAAGCGTAAAACGCTGTCCTGCGCTGATAGGTCGTAAACGCCCGATCATAGGGTAGCCTCAGCTCATCCGTCTTCGCCGTCACAAATGCTTTAAGCTGATCTATGTCGGACTTCTTAAAGGTAGACTCGATCTCGCCTAACTCTACAATCCAATGACTAACCGCTCTCTTCACAGAGTCCTTGTCAGAAGGGTTAAGCGTTGCACCCTCTAAGAGCCAACCTTTATTGTAATCACATAGGCGCTTGAACCATAAGGTTTTACCGAGTCCTTGTGCGCCCTGCAAAACGAGGATGCCCTCGAGTTCAACGCCATTTGTTTCATAGGCCGCTGCTACACAGCTGATTAACCATTTCTTAAGTAACATATCTCTCAGCTGCGCCGATTCCTCTGTAGTCAGCGAATTTAAAAAGTCTGGGAGTCTGTCCTGGCCATCCCAAGGGACCGAGTCGATCCATTCTTTGACGGGATTATATTCCCTGGCTAATACTTTGAGATAGTCGCGCACCTTAGTGTGTGGGATCCCCATATTGATACAACGATCTTCGATCTCAATGAGACTGGCCTCCTCGTGCATATCTGCAATAAATTTCATTTCTGGTATGTCAATCTCCATCTTCTTTTTGATGACGTTATAGCGAACATCCACGTTATGTGTTTTCAACACCCCGCCAATATTGTCTTTCGTGTTCAAGAAGCGTCCGCTTGCTGATCGCACAAAGTCATACTCTACTGGCACATCTAACTTTTGCAGGACCACCTCGCCTTCGACGACAGCAACTTCGTTTTTATGGTCGTTGTAATCGCCTTTCGTTTCTGGCATCTGGACTTCGGCGTATCCGCCTTTTTTATTGATATAAGCTGCCGCTTTCATTGCCTCCTTCTCACCTGTTTTACTATCATCGTTATCAGCGACAAAGACGTGTTTGTGATTGGGAAAATACTCGTACATCACCTCTGCGACAGGCGATAAGTTATAGGCATCAAACGCCACGACCACTGGCTGTGAGCGGTCAGCGTATATAGATGCAGCAGTGGCATAGCCTTCTGCATAATTGAGTGTATCTGTGCTATTGAAGATCTCTCTGCCGAGAAGAAAAAAGCTACCGCTTTTTTTAGAACCAGTAAGAAAACGCTTAGATCCATCGCCCGCGATAAACTGTAGACCAACGATAGTGCCCTGCTTATCTTTTAAAGGTATAACCAGGTTGTCATGTTTATCTTTTTTAAGGCCGTAAGACAAGACTTGCTTGCGCTCCAGGTATTCATGTTTAACTACATCCTCACACCCTGCCCAGATAGACTGCGAACGCTCTGCGGCCTGCGTATATTTTTCAGCTGTCTTAACCTCAGCGGCGCGTCTTAACTCTTCGATCTCCGCCTTCTGCTCTTTGGTCATACGATACTTCTTACTATTCTCTGGCTTCCAAGTCGCTGTGGGTTGGTCCGTGCTGACACGATAATCCCCAATCCTGCCGTAAGGTAGACTTTGATCTAACCAGGCTTGATACCAACCCACCAGCTTCCTTTGATTACCAATGTTGATGTAAGCTCGACCAATAGAGCCATCGGTAACCAATCCCTTATTGGGATCTGGTTCATAGCCATTGTTGGCTAAGAAATCTTTAAATTGTGATGTGTAATCTTTTGTAAATGGGGTTGCAAAATTTTTATTATGTGGTCGCTTTATTTTTAATGACATCAATCATCCTTGTTTTTTGTTGTTTACATCTTTTGTAAAAGTGTATAGAATATTACCCAAGTTTATGATAATTTGCAAACACTCGGAGGAAAATATATTATGAGTTTAACAATTAGTAGCGACGGTAGCGGCGATAGCTTACCAAAATTACAAAAGGGTATCTATTTAGGTACCTGTTTTCGTATCATTGATCTGGGAACAACAGACCAAGAATACAAAGGTGTCAAAAGTAAAAAGACCAGAGTCCATATAACTTTTGAAATCACCAAGGCCCTGGATCCAGAAACCAATGAATGTAAGATGCAAGACGACAGGCCCTTTGCTGTATCTAGGACTTACACTGCATCCTTATTTGAGGCAGCTGCTCTCAGAAAGGATCTAGAGAGCTGGAGAGGTAAAAGTTTTACTGAAGAAGAACTGGGAGGTTTTGATATAAGTAAACTGCTTGGTTGTACGGCCAGAATAGAAGTTGGCCATACAGCACCGACTGAATTTTCAGAAGGTGGTAATCCAAAGATTATGAACCTGCAAAGACCAGACGGTGGGATCCAGGTTGTAGAAACATTTAATGACAAACAATCGTTTGACATGGATCTATATTGTGACGAATACAAAGGCAAGTCTTCACCAGAAACCAAAGCTATGTGTGACATCTTTGATTCACTACCGCCTTGGCAACAAACGGATATTGAATCCAGTTATGAATACAAAGCAGCAGTCGGCAATTCTACAGATACATCTGAGTCTGAAAACTTATCTGCATTGAATGATCAAGCAGCAGCGGAAATGAATAGTCCTGGTTTTGACGACGACGAGAAGAAAACTATCACCGAAGACGACATTCCCTTTTAACAATTTTTGATGGGTAGCACCTCCGTACTTCTCACGATCTTAACCCCCCCTAAAAGGTTGAGACAGCTACCCATCAACTCATATTATGTATAAAGACAAAGCAAACGAAATAGCAGACCTCCTGGACATCAAAGGCAATGCCTACAATAGTCCAGAGGCCTTCTTTAATCAGCTGTCCAAAACTTGGAGCGCACTGCTTGGCATGGAACTAACACCGTCGCAATGCTGCGCTATGATGATCGCGTTTAAATCATGCCGTATTGTCAACAATCCAGGGCATGAGGATTCAGCAGATGATCTGGTCGGCTATAGTTTGATAATGACTGAGCTAACCAAAGACGAACATTTATTTTAAGGAGCGACAATGAAACCAGGAATATATGAAGACATACCTTATGAAGAGTATGCAGAAATACCAGCCTTTAGATCTCACGATCTTACCGCGGTCATAAAATGCCCGTACAGCTGGAAGAATAGAAAAGAAATGGTCCAGACTCCAGCACTCCTGGAGGGCCGAGTGCAACATACGGTGTTTCTGGAACATCATAAGTTTGATGAAGAGTTTGTGATCATGCCAAAGTTTGATCGCAGAACCAAAGCTGGTAAAGCTGAGTACGAAGATTTTATGGCCACTGCTGAAGATAAGACTGCGATCACCCAGGACATGTACGACGTTTGTATGGAACGTCGAGAAGTCGTTGCCGACTATATTCCTAAAGAAGATCACAGGGCCGAGCTAACTTTAGTTTTTGAATTACACGGCCATCCCTTTAAATGCAGATTGGATTGGTATGATAACCAGGACGTTTGGGATCTTAAAACATGTCGTGACGCCTCACCTCGTGGCTTTAGACAAGCGATTAATGGATTCAACTATCACATGCAAGCAGCACTATATGTTGACGGCTGTAGAGCCTCTGGCTTGCGAGCTGACGGATTCAACTTCTTGGCCCAGGAAAAACAATTCCCTTATCCTTATGGTGTGTATCGTTTATCAGATGAGGCGCTTGCTTATGCACAAGCTAGGAATGAACAGGCCTTGGAACTATTGCTCAGATGTAAAGAGCAGGATGATTTTAAACCCTACAACCTGGAAGGAATCCAGACTGTAGAGTTATCAGATCTTTATTAATATAAGTGAGCTCCCCAGTAAATACCGATAGCGCTTAAACCATACTTTTTCGTATCGTGGTTATGCCAGGCACCGTCTCTTATATTGTGCTCTAAGTGCATAACCTCTCTGCCATCGTCCCACTTGATCGTCACATAACCGTCGTTATGATTAGTGATCACTCTTCCTTTGTCGATCGGAATACCAGCTCCCCAGTATCCCGTCACTTTTGCGTCAATCATTACGCCACCTCCTTAAGTATTTCAGTATTAATATCTATGTCACACCTCATTGGCATTATCAACACCAAGCCGTCCACGTTAGTCCAAACACTAGCCTTTTGATTGTCACCACCAACAAAGGCCATGCTTGGGAACTTCTTGTTTGTTGGAAACTCATTTAACAATTTTAAATACTTGGTATCGTAAAACTGTTGATCCAAGTTAAGATCCTCAACCTTTGGTATTACTTGTTTCCAATCTGGTATTTTTCCGTCTATTGTTTCAACCACGTTGCCGTCAATCGTTAAGTTTCCGCCTATCTCATAAATGTCAACTAGACCACAGTTGGCCTTTTTAAGATCAGTAAACAAAGTTTTAACCTTGCCACCAGGCTTACCATCTTTTTTATCATCGTGACATTTTAATATCACTGGATCAAAGTCATTCTCAACCACTGCTTTTTTATCAGCATAAACACACATAATATGTGCGTTAGTGGCCACAATATAAACACCACCCTCTGGTCTTTTTACAATCCAAACACCATTTAAGTAATATCTCCAATCACCCTTGCCAGCAAAAGCAACAGCTTTTCCCAACATGGCTGGATTAACATTTTTAATATCAATCATTATTTACCCCCATTTATATCTTTTAGTTTATTGAAAGCATTAACAACATCGTTGTCAGTATAATCTGTGCCACCATTAGCTTTGATCACATCTTTTAAATGACCAACGATTTCAAATACCTCGCCTAGTGTCAATTCTACTTTTACCTTTTGGTCAAATCCATAATCCATCATGCCACCTCCTTAGTCTAATAAAACCATATATGCCTCTGGCTCATGTTTCTTGAACCAGTCGCAACCCTTTCTTACGTTGTCGTAATCTCTGAACATTTCACAACCTTTCACAAAGTCGTAAACCGCAACCGCGTCTGGATCAAGCATTACACCAGCACCAGTGTAAGGGTTCTTAACCCAAACAGGCTCAGTATCAACAACCACCACATTCTTTGGTAACTCTCTCATACCAACCTCCTTTTTTTTGTTATTAATTAAAATTCCCACATAGATATAATGCCACAAGTTGCAACTCTGTGCAACTATTTACACACAATAATAACAGTTATTTTTTAGTCTAAATAATGGAATAAATCGACAGTTCTTTGCTTGTCGCAAAGCCAGAAAACCAAAAGGTATCTATCACCGCTTTCAACGGGCAGACCTTTATGCAAGTTACTAAAACTTGGAAACATAAGCGCATGGCCAGTAGGTAAAGGTGGGACCTTACCGTAATTATGAAATTCAGTGCCGCCACCTTTATACTTGCCAGTATTCAATGGAACTACAACTGATATATCTGCCGATTCGTCGTGATGCCAGGCACCTTGTTTCTTGTCTCTTAAATTATAGTTAGCAATCTGTATGCTTGCAGGATCACTACAGTCTCTTTGCCAGATTGCATTAAAGATAGGATTGAGAACGGTCTGGACCACAAACCACATAGTTCGATACAGCTCTGGTACTTGTTCTTTGAGTACAATCTCTGGGATCTGGCGGTAAACATCTTCACTCTCATTGCCCTGGAACCCTATTTCTTTTTTCATGTGTTCGATCTCTCTGATCAAGAGTGTGCAGAAGTGTCGGCGAAATAATGGAAACCTGTAGATCTCTGGATAGATCTTCTTTACAACGTCATGCACAGGTGTTTTGCCCATATCTTCCAGGCCATTTGCAGAACGATACTTAATAATCTGCGGCATACTGTCCTCAACCGCTTGTTGAGTCTTGTGATTGATCATCCAGTTGGACTGCATGCTTAAGAGGTAATCTCTAAGTTTGTACATGGTTTTTAGTATATCAGATAAAAACTAATAATTTCTTGTATATTTGTGTAAATTTTTATAGAATATACCAAACGAAACACACATAGAGTATTGAACGGAAATATAAAATGAACAACGAAGGCAAAGAAATTAGAAAAAGTTTAGCGGTAGATCCAGCTACTTATGATCTATTAAATGAGATCTGCCAGACCGAGCACAGATCTAAGATAGATCAGCTAAAAGTATTAATACAAAAAGAACACAAAAGATTAGCTGCAATAAGTGAACATGAAGATATTTAATTCTATGGTTAAGAAACAAAAACAAGTACCACAATCTTACAGGCCAGTCCTGGAAGCTCAAGAGGTTATAGATCTGTTCAGTAGATTAACATTACATCAACAAGCTGCTCTTATGAGACTTATCTCCAGGAACCTGGAAGTAGAAGTAGCTGGCGAAAAAGTAATGGGATATGATCTTGATTACGAAGTAGTCGGAGCTGTTATCCTGGCCTCAGAGTCTTAAACTCTTTTTTTCCTAGCAGTTTTAGTCCTAGCAAAAGATCTGTTTGCGCTTTTTGACATAGATTTTAAATTACCATTTTTATTATTTAACGGGTTGCCGTCTCGGTGGTGTATATCTTTGCCATCGCCTTTTTTTGCTTTGCCATTAGCTACAGCAAGTCGCCTGGCTTTATTTCTTGAGGATCTTTTTTTTATTTGTTCTGGTCGAGAATGATAGTTAGCATACTCTTTTGCGTAGTTTCTAGCCATTAAGCCAAGCTACCAATACCGCCCATATCACGCATAGCTATCTCTCTGTCTTTTTCGTTTGGAAGAATAGACGGTGACATAAGCATCGCTGGATCGCTTACCTGTGGTGTTTCAAAAGAAACTATTTGATCGGCTAATTGAACCTCTGGTAAAAGTTTGCCAGAAACTTCTGCATTTGAAACTTCTCTAAATGCTTGTTCATTTTTTACTGGTGTAGTTACTGGAGGTACGTTAGCTGCATTTCTGTCTTCTATTGGCTCAATGGTTTCAAATTGTTGTCCTTCAAGTATTGCTCTGACCTCTTCTCTAATCTCTGGGTTTAGTTCGTAGATTTGATAAAGCCTTCTTATGTGCTGCCCATAGCTTTCTGGATCGTAAGCTGTTTTTTCTAAACCTTCGGTTAGCCATCGCACAAAGTTTTTGTTAGTCATAAGTTTTGCACTAGCGTAGGGTGCTATTAAAGCACCAAAACCAAAATCAAAACTAGCTGCGCTACCACCTCCAACACCAGTTATAAAAGCGACAGAAGACGTAATCCTAGCAGTTTGACTTGGGTTAGCCATTTGTTGTGCTGCAACACCAATCTTGTCTACTGTAAACACCAAATTATCTAATTCTGGTATTAAGTCTTCGTACTCAGTTCCTTTAAACAATGCTTCTTTGGCCTCTTTACTTAAAGAGTTCCAGTTAGTCATAAATCTTTTTGGTGAAAAACCTTGCTCAGCTATATACTCAGCACCTTCTTTTACAATACCCTCTGCTCCGAGTTCAACACCTTGCGATACACCTGGAGTTGGCATGCCCATCCTACCAAGCATATAACCAGACATGACATTGTATTCATCTGGTTTTAAAACTTCTTTGAGTCTCAACAAGTCATCGCCACCATCTTTTGCGCCTGTTAAAACATACTTTAACGCTTTATTTGCAGTTACATTGCCTTTATCAAGCACATTGTCTAAATATGTAATAGCACCAACGTCGCCTTGCATTTTAGCAACATATTCATTAGCCTCTCTAAAAGCAAGCCTAGAAACATCATTGCCAGCCTCTTCTACTAAGTCTCCAAGATCTAAAGATACATAGCCATAAAGCTCTTTCATCTTAGTTCCAGTTGCGTCTAATTTAGCACCAGCTGCTGTTGCAGAACTTAAATTTTCTCTTAGATAAGTTCTAAAGTTTTTAAGGTTGTTGTAATTTAAAACACCTGCTTCGGCATCTGCTAATACTTTTGCTGCCATCTCCATAACAGGTTTTAAAGTATCTTCACCAGTTGCAGTTTTAGCTTGCGCCATATATTTTTTAACAAATTCTTGTGTGTTTTTCGCTTGAGAAGAAATGTCTTGATTTAACCCAATGTTTACCTTGTTATACATTTGGTCTATTGTGTTGGTATATCTCGCTCTTGCTTGCCTAGCTCCTGTCATAAGAGCTAACCCAGCTTCATCTGTGGTTCTTATACCGCCATATTTTTTTGCTAATTCTTTTGCAAAAATATCTATTTCAGAAACAGTTTGAGCAGCGTTTTGGTGCATAATTTTTGTAGAAGTAGGCATGGCAGCCAAGCCTCCTTCAATTAAATTTAAAGTTGGATTACTAGTAATCTGTCCTGCGGTTGGATTGCTTATACCAACCGAATCAAAGGCTTCTAAAGTTTGTTGAGCGTTTGGAGAAGCTCCACCTGTCATATATCTTATAGGTTGCCCTCCTACATATTTTATACCCTGCCAAGTCTTGCTTAGTACAGGTCCAGCCGCAGCATTGAATGTAGCTGTTTGTGTAAAGTCAACTGCTCGCTCTCCAAGATTTCTGGAATCAACTGTTTCACCAAAAATATCACCCATGCCTATATATAATTCTCTTGCTGTTGCAGATCCTAAACCCTCTCCAGCTATAGCCATAGTGACAGGATTTGCAAGGCCTCCTGTTGGACCAGTAGTATATACGCCTGCATAACCACCACCAATCAAGCCGCCAATGGCGCCTGCTGTTTCTGCCACCTCTGGACCAACATCTAAAAAATCTCTTCCTGTTGGTATAGGTATGCCTAAAAACTTTGGATTAAATTCATCATATAAAGTTAGCTTACCTGTTTCGGGATTGGTAAAAGCAAAGTTGCCATAACCAAACTCCATAGCTCCGCTTTGTGGATCTAGGTCTTCTACACGCATAGCATCTGGATAAAACACTTGGAGTGTAGCTAATTTATCTTCTGGACTCTGAGCAGCTCCAACGCTAAACCTAACGTTGCCTGGAGCACCTGTGGTTCTATCTATACCGCTTTTTATTTTTTCTAACGATAGCTTTTCAATGAGCATATCGTCAAACGCATCTTGTGTGTCTACTACATTAGTGCCTAACGCCATTTCAATTAAAGCGCTGTTTTCTAATGTTTCGTAAGTATTTTTTCTACTATCACTCATCAATCAAACCTTTTTCAATTAATCTTTGTTTTAGCTCTTGATCGTTTTCAGCTCTTTTTATTAATTCATTCAATGCCTCTTCTTCTTCATAACCAGTGCCACTTTCCATCATTGTTTTTTTTGTTCTGTCGTATGCTTTGCCAGCCTGTCCTTTCATAGCAGCCAGCGCATCTCTTCTCGCTTGTCTTTTATCTAAAATAGTTTGTTGGTCATCGCCAAATTCTGGAAAATAAGTTTTGTCTATCCACACAATTTCACCTGCATTTATTTGAGCACCAGTTTCTTGTCTTAACTGTGCGGTCGCAAAATCTAATCTTGCTCTTTGATATTGTTTATATTCAGCACTACTTAAAAAATTATCAATAAATTCTGGTGTAAAAGGTATTATATTGTTTACAAAAAAATCACGAAAGTTGACTGGATTAAACCCTGCATTTTCCAAAGCCTCAAGCTGTTTTAACGAGCTTTCCATACGCAGAGCAAATCCTGCTTGTTTTTTTTGAGCCTCAGTAAAAGGATCTTTAGAAACTTCTGTGCCAGGTAGTATAGGCGGAGGTGGTACTTCCATTGGATCAGATAATATGTATTCTGTTTCTTGTGTCATGTTTTTGGTTTTATTACTTTTTCTGTTTCGCCATCTGTATAAATAGGATCACCATTTTGATCTCTTCTTTGTGTAAAAGTCCAAGTTGTTTCACCAATATCTATTGTGGGGGGAACTGGTGTGTCTTGTGGTCCTAATATTTCTTCAATATTTAAACCAGGCACTTCAACAGGTATTGTTCCCGTTTCTGTTGTTCTAAAAGTTGTTTTTTTCTGTTCTACTAAAGCAACTGCTATTTTATATTCTGGCGTATCTTTTAGAGCAGGATTTGCTTCCGCAGATAAAATATAATTCAAAGCTGCGCCTTGTGTAGTGCCATCTGAAAACATATTGCCTTTGCCCTCCAAAGCTGCTTTAAACTGCATTTTTAATACTTCGTTAGATGTATCTAGTTGTTCTTTTCTTTTTGCCTCAACTTGTTTATAAGCTAACAAAGCAATTTCTTGTCTAATTTTATCTTTTTCTGCTTGTATTTTTTTTGCTCTTTCATTGAATGATTGAAACCCAGCAGTAAGGCCAGCACCTAATCCACGCGGATCTGAGGCAGCTCCAACTAATCCAGCGCCGACAGCTGAAGCTAAATCATAAATATTTTGTTTTTTCGTTTGTGGAAAAAGACCAGCTATTTGTTTTGCCTGGGCCTGTATATCCTCAGCAGTTGTTGGCGCACTTTGTTGTGCTCCATACAAAGCAATAATATCTTCTGGTGTTAATGATGATGTAACATCACCACCCTCATTAAAAACATCAATTTGTTCTGGTATCTGTGCTCTTGTTATCGCCATTAGCTCCCACCATATAAATTACCCAACGCTCCAAAAGCTGATAGGCCTGTACCAATGCCAGTTTGCATAGCGCTAGGCCTTGGTGCAAATTGTGTAGTTGTTTGGAACTGACCAGCTGGTGCCATACTAATGAATGGTGCCAGAGCTTGATATTGTAGCAACGGTGTCATTTGTCTTTGTTGCATGTTTCTACGTTGTGCATCTAACATTTGTTGTGCTTGTCCCTGCTGTTGTGAACCCATGCCATATAAAGCAGCTATATCAGAGGCAGATGCTCCTGCTGCTTGAGCTCCTAAACCTTGTAAGCTAGATCCTAAACCAAACTGACCTTGTTGTAATGCTTGGCCAGCACCCATTTGCATACCAGCTAATCCAGTTCTAGCACCGCCAAGAGCTTGTTGTCCTGCTAATGCTTGTTGTCCTGCTTGTGATAGTGCTTGTTGTTGTGTCGTACCTAAGCCAGCTAATGTAGATCCTAAGTTTTGTTGTGCTGCTAATCTTTCAGCAGAAGTACCTCTTAGCATGCTTTGTAATGCTTGTTGTGAGGCCAGCTGTTGTCCTGCGGTTCCTCTTTGGAATTGTGCTAAATTTTGACCTGCGCCCAATCTTTGTCCTGCTAATGATCCTAAACCACTAGCTAAGGCTTGTTGCGCTCCTAATTGTTGTCCAGATAAGTTTGCAAGCATGCTAGATAGGTTTTGACCTGCTCCTAGTCTTTGACTTGCTAGATCTGATAAACCAGAGGCAGCCGCTCGTTCTGCTTGTCTTTGTCTTGCAAATTCGCTCATACCTGCTTGCTGTGCTCTTTGGAAACCACTTGACCTAATACCACCAAGAGCTTCTGCCAAGCCTCTACCAAGAGCCTCTGTTCGTTCTCCAGCACCTAAACGAGCTCTGGAACCAAAGGCTGACTCACCGCCTCTTGCTATATCTCCAGCTCGCGCACCAATATCTGATTTAGCGCCTTGCTCCATAATATCTTCTATGGTTTGTTGAACTACTCTATCCTCGTAGGGATTATAGAATTGTTCGGTCATTCCTTGGTCATAACCACCTACTGTGCCTCTGAGTAAACTTTCTGGATCTCTTAAACCTTGTTCAAACCTACCAACATCTGACATGCCTCTGCCAGCAATACCTGCTGTTCTTGCGCCAAACTGTCCTGTAGCTCCTCTTTGTAGGCCCTCTACATCTGATAATCTTCTACCAAATTGATCCACACCTTGCTCTAAACCAAACTGAGATCTGCCAAGACCTCTAGCAAATTGTCTTGCAGCTCTTTCAGATCCTGTTTCTACGCCAGATATTCTTCTACCAAATTCATCGGTAGCACCTCTTGATAAGCCTCTAGCTTCATCCAAAGATCCTACTAGGCCTCGTAATCCAGCCTCTCGCATTGCTCTGGACTCTCCAACTCCTCTTGCTATATCTTCTACGCCTTGTGCTGCTGTACCAAGTGATTCACCGACACCGCTTTGTAAAGCGCCTAAACCACTAAAATATGATTGTGCTGCTTGATCTAGGTAAGGTTGTTGCATGCCCACCGATTGTCTTTGTAATTGCATGGCTGCAAGCTGATCTGGACTGAATCCTGCAACTTGTTCATCTATCACGACTGGTTGGCCTTGGTCGTCGTAAAAAACCTTCTCAGCGGCTCTCATGGCTCCAGGTATAAATCCACCTTGTCCACCAAGACCGAATAATAATTGCTCGGTTAATGGATCTAAACCAGATTGAATTTGAGTTACACCTGCTGCGAATGGTGTTTCTCCAGAAACTTGTGGTGCAGCTGTTGTTTGTGTAGGACTTGGTTCTACCACAGGTGCAGGATCTGTAACTGGTGTTTCTGTAGGTTGATTAGCTGCAACGGTTGTAGATGCAGGTGGTGTCACTGGCGCTGGTGGTATCACTGGCGCAGGTGTAGCCACTGGATCTGGTGCTATATCAGCTACGGGTGGTACTGTAATCTGTTGTCCTTCCGTGTTAAATGGACTTTGAAAAGGTTGTACTGTATTGGAAAATAATTGTTGCACACCAGCCTCTCCTTCACCAGCATCAAGTGTCAGTTGTATATTCTCTAATGTGCTTTGACGCACAGCCTCTGGATTAAATTTACCAGGACCACCTTGGAAATTCATTTTGTCTGGTGCATATATCTCAGCAAGCCTACGAGCTTCATCACTTATTACAAGTCCTTCACGACTAGAGCCTAGTTTTCCTTGTCTACCAAATTCATCTACAGGCGGCGTTACGCCTCCAGAGCCAACAACAATATTACCCTGTTCATCAAATATTTCTGTAGGTCTAATGCCTGGGCCAAAGCCAAAGTCTGGTAGTCCCACTGGTTTAGGTGCGTTAGGTCCACCTGGTAGTTTTGGTAATAAGCTACCAGTGTCTATATAACCAGGATCACCTGGGCCTAAAGGCTTTGTAGGATCAAAAGGTATCCCTGGGCCAACTGGTAAAGGTCTAATCCTATCATCGCCTGGATTACCTATAGAAGTTATACCTCCGCCTGGCCCGCCGATTGATATTGGAGGAGTAGGCCTGCCTCGCCCTGGTTTGCCCAATACTGGGCCTTGATCGCTTGGTGGTGGATTAAAAGCTAGAACATTTTGAGTATAACTCTCCATAGCTGCTGGGTTTTCATCAAGATATTTTTTAAGTCTACTCAAATATCCAGCTTGCGTTGAGGAGCCTACTTTCATTTCTCCCGTAAAAGGATCTTTATAAGGTTGCATATCCGCAGTTTGCATTTGAGGCATCTGTGGTGCGTCTGGGAAGGCTTCACGAAAAGCACTACTACCAGCTTGTCTTTGTTGTCTCAATTTATCTCGCTCCGCTCTGCTTGCAGCAGCTGCATCCATTCTTGCTTGTTCCTCTGGTGTTGGCGGCAAAAGTTTTTGAAAACCTCCAGGCTTGAGTATTCCAACAGCTGGAGGTTGTACAGGTAATAACGGAGGTCCTTCGCCACCACCATAATCAATACCGCCACCACCAGGAACATTTATGGGCATAGGTCTTTCATTTGGTGGTGTGAATGGTATTCCTGGACCTACAGGTAAAGGTCTAACCATACCACCACCTGGACCTCCTATACTCGGTGGTCTTATTGGTAAGGGCCGTATGCCGCCTGGAGGTGCTACTGGTCTACCAATGTTTATAGGTCTGCCAATAGAGGGTGGTCTGCCGATTGAAATTGGCATTGGTGGTCTTATTGGCATAGGACCAGATCCTGGTCCTTTATTTAATATCGGTTTGCCGCCACGAATAGGTAATGGAGGACCAAGTCTACCTTTAGCTTTACTTATCGCTCTTTTTAAAAAACTCATATTAATTAACCTTAGCTTGTGAGGCGAAAGTGTCCATCATTTGATACATAAGATCCATACCACGCTCTCTGTTCTCTTCTAAAGACGGAACCAGACTTATGATACCACCAGGCTCAGACTTCATTTCATAAGTTCCTGCGCCTCTTACAGCTTGTCCTGTCATCACAAATTCACCATCGCTTAACATAGCTGGTATATCATCACTGGTTTCTGTGCCTGGACCGTTTATATCACCGTCCATTCTAGGAAACATGCTCGGATCCATTTCACCACCTTCTTGCATTTGTACAGCTCCACCTTCGGCGTAAGCCATTACAGGACCGCCATACATCATACCTGCTGGCTTTCCACCAGATAACTCTGGTAATGTGCCTTCGGGTAATAAACCGAACTCTACAGGATTCGGAGCTTCTTGTCCCATTCTTCTGGCTATTTCAGCTTCTATGTTATATCTGCCTGTAGGACTCATGGTTGTTAATGGAGTCAAAGGTACGCCTTTTTGTTTTTTTGCATCTTCGTAAGCTAACTTACCTAAACCAGCAGCTAAAGCTCCTATGCCGCCCATCTTAAGTGCGTCACCGAAACCTCCGCCTCCGCCTCCGCCGAAGAAGCCACCACCACCTGGGCCTGTGCCCAGTGCGTCCTCAACGCTTTGTGGTAAGAACATAGCACTTAGTCTTTGCATTAAAGATTTATCGTTGACAGCAGCTTGTGTCATTTGCATTGCACCTATTTGATCTGGTGTCATATTTGCAAGATCTGCTCTTGTTACTGGTGTGCCGTCTAAAGTACCAATAACATCACCAGTATCATAAGTTTGTTGTCCTGGTGTTTGACCAAAACCAGTTAAGCTACCTAAACCGCTTCTTATTGATGGACCAATACTTCCACCAAATATACCTTTATCACCAGTAGCTGGGTTAAAGAATGTGCTTGCTAAGTTGCCAGATTTTAAACCACTGCCTAAAGCTCTAAACTTATCTAATCCACCAAGGCCACCAAAGTTACCAGCTCCTACTGTTTTGCCGCCGACTGTACCTAAACTGCCCACGCCACTGAATAATTTACCAGCACCATAACCGCCAAGTGCTCCAGATACTGCGCCTTTAAGTCCTTTACCTGCTGCTACATTGGTTGCAGCTCCGATTGCTCCAGCTAATACTGGGCCGACTCCTGGAATAAAGTTAGCTAGTGGTCCAGCTATAGGTGCTACCTTTTTAACTACTTTTTTAAGGGCCTTACCAATTTTTTTGAAGAACCCAAATTGTTCTAAACCAGTAATTGGATTCAAACTAGCAATACCCGAACCTACTATCGCTTGTTCTGGGTTTATATCAAATTCGTCAAACTTTTTAGCTAACGCTGATTCAAACTTGGTATCTTCTAAAAACTCTGGTGGTATAACCATTTCTCCAGGTCTTAAATGCGCTAACTCTGTATCTGGACCTTCGCCGTATTGTTTAA